GAGGCTGGACATAAGACTCGCCTTCTTCTCGCCCCCCGCCACCTTGTCGAGTTCAAAGGTCTGCCCCTCGGGGACAACCACGGTATGATCCTCACCGTACTCGTCGGTGTACTTGACCGTCATCCGGCGGCCTTTTACGACTGTGGCTGACGAATGAGCCTCCTTCATCTTCTGCTCGAGTTTGGATTGGCGGGCACGGTCCGTGGTGTTGCGCATGCAGCTCTCGTCCGAGCCACCATTGCACTGCTTGATGGCTTGATCGGTGATCTCCTTTTCCTCGGCATCTGTGAGATGACTAATAGGGGTGGTCTCAAAGGCAGGAATCAGCGAGGAGTTCGCTACTACGTTGACCCTGTCGTTCTTGATCTGTGTTTTCACAAAAGACCGGGTAATATCGCGCTGCGATCTCTCGTCGCCAATCAGCACGCTGTTGATTGTAGCCATTATTAAGAAGCAAACACAAGATTGGCGAGACCCGACACGATACGCAGGAAGTTCACAGACTCCACATAGGTTGCCATGTGGTAGGTGTAGACAAAGATGAGATTGTCGTTTGATTGAACTACGGTGAGCAAGTCGCCCGGGGGGTAGAGGGGTGTTCCGTTAGGCTTTAACTGGGCACACTGCGCGTTCGTGATGATGGTAGGGTTCCCACTGGACGCCGTAGACTTCAGGACGTTGACCACCCTGGTCGATGAGATAGCGACAGACTGAGGGAGGGGCTGCTGAAGCGTGGTCCGGAGTGTGATCTTGTTGAACATGCTTCCGTTCGCTGCACCCGAGGGCTGGTACGAGTCGTTGTCGAGGGCAAAAGAGTACATGTAGACTCCCGGGATATCAATACTGGTTCCCGTTGAGTGACGATACATCTGGAGCAAGGAGAAGTACGAAACGGGCTTGGTCTGGAACCGCTCCTTACCGTCAAACAACAAGAGCGCGTCTGTCATCGGGTACTTGGGATACACCGAGGTGATCTGTTGTTGTCCGGAGGTCAGGACCGCTGCCTGTAGATCCGTACTGTACGGTGTGAACGGTGCGCGCTTCGTCGAATCCCAATTTGTGTAGTTGTCCCAGTCGTTGACGGCGATCTTATCAGAGCGCTGCGAGGAAAAGACGATGCGCGTCACCAGATTGAACATGGGGATTTCCACATCCGAGTTGCCACCAAACTGCCCCTCCTTGTTGACATACTTGACAGTCTTGATCAAGAAGGTCTGGTCCGCGCTTGCCAGTTGATTCATTTCCATTTCTGTGAGGTAGATGAAGTTGCCCTCAAGGTAGGGATCCGGGAAGAAGGTTGCCACACTCGGCTTGCTTGGAGTTCCATCGAACTTGGGAGGGCTCAGGAACAGAGACAGCGGATAGTTCGTTGGGCGCACACGGGTGCCGTAGGTGGTACCCTTGTTTGCCGGGTTGACATCGATAACAGTGTAAATGTCGTTGAGATTGCGGAGGGTGACGTTGATGAACACCTCGGAGTTCTGGAGGGACACCAGCGGCAGGGCGAGCCCAGGGTTCTCTGCAAAGAAGAAGTGAAGAGGGATGACCAGCTGTCGAGAGCGAATCGAGGGTTCCGGAATGGTGGTCATCGGCATTGTCGCAGGCGTCTGCTGGGGCGTAACGGCATGAGGATACTGTCCCTGGCGGTCATACGCATTTGCAGGATCATTCATTTCGGGGACATTGCCTACCATCTGATCCACGATAAGACGCTTGTTCTTATCATGTGTGAGGTACGAGTAGAACTTCATCCACTCTCCCGTCATCGACTGAATCACCTGACCGTTCATCACGAGATCCACGTGGTCGATGAGGTTGTATCCCAGATTGTCGATCCACTGGAACTCGTAGCCAATCGCGTTCGTGAGTGGGGTATCTAGGTTCTTTCCGGCTCCATATCCCGGGGGAAGGCTAGAGTTCACCTTCGCCAGGGGTGACCAGATGTTCGGCATGGTCAAGATGAGATAGGTGTCGTGAATCAACTGGGCGTACCGGTCGATACGACACGAGATCGTCTTGGTCCCTGTGCTCGAGAACTCGAGGTTCGAGCCCGAGAACGTCATGCGAATGGACTCCATCGCAAAGTTCGTGTGGCGGCGATACACGGCTCGGAAATGAGTCATGGAGGGATTTCCATTCACCAACTCATTTTGAGCACCTGTACCAACCAATTGTAGGAGCCCCCCTGGCATTTGTATTTAGATAGGGTCTTTGTTTAATTTCTTATACCGTCACCTGCGTCGCCTTCACGCCCAGAGGGGGAATCACGCTGTTGCGAACCACGCCGCGATCCGTGACAGAGTTAAACGTGCCCGGAGCACCGATGGCATTCGACACACAGCACAGGTTGGTGAAGGTTGCCCCGCCGATGGCTCCCGCTCCCGGAGCGAGTGTTGGGATGATGAACCGCTGGTACTGGGTCGCATTGTTCGCCATCGCCGAGAGAAACACACCGTTATGCTTGCGCGACTGCGGGGGAGGCTTCGAGTGATACGTCGCCGCCACGATTTGACGCTTACGTTGTGTCAGGTAGTCCTGAGCCGAATTGACCTGCATTGTTATTTATACGGTAGACTTTTTACTTAAGTATGCGCTTCGTTCTGGTGAGCACGCACACCGATCAGACCACGGGTTACTCCAAGGTGAGTCACAATCTTCTCCGTCAGCTCTCGACTCTGGCTCCGAAGGTCAAGGTCTACCACTTTGGATTTCAGCGCCACCCGAACCGCACAAATCACCGCAAGGTGCCCGAGGGCGTGATTCAGTATGATGCAGCCGCCAACGAGGATCCCAAGGAGGACGGATTCGGATTCAACAAGATCCACGAGTACCTCGACATGGTGAATCCGGATATTGTGATGATCTACAACGACCCCCTCATCATCTACCGCTTCCTTGAGTCGATGAAGCACCAGCGTGGAGTGTCTCCGTATAAGCTGTGGGTATACGTGGACCAGGTCTACAAGGGCATCGCCCAGCCGCTGATGGACAAGATCAACGACCACGCGGATCGCGTCTATTGCTTCACCGAGTCGTGGAAGGAGGTCTATCTGACCTATGGGCTTCACAAGGATGTTCGTGTGATGGAGCACGCCGTGGATTCGGTTGTGTTCTCTCAGTTGTCGTCTCAGTCTCGCTCGGAGTGCCGCAAGAATCTGAACATCCCCGACGACGCGCTGGTTTTCTTCAACGCGAATCGCAACAGCCAGCGCAAGCGTCTGGATCTCACGGTCGCCGGCTTTGTGGAGTACCTCACTCGCAATCCCCCGAGGACTCCCTATCTGGTTGTCGCCACCAACACGAATCCGCAATCGGGTGCCTACTACGATGTGATGCGCATCTATTCGCTGGAGCTGGCTCGTCACAATCTCCCTGTCGAGGTCTACCTGCCTCGGTGTGTCATTATCGACACGAGCCCTCCGAACTTTATCAACGACGAGGGCATCAACCAGCTGTATAACGCAACGGATCTTGGTCTGAACACGACAGATGGCGAGGGTTACGGTCTCTGTCAGCTGGAGCACATGTACACGGGTGCGCCTCAGATTGTCACTGACGTGGGCGGCTTCCGCGCGTTCATGGACGAGACAGTGGCGGAGTTCATCCCTCCTGCCGATCGCGCGTACTTCCCAGGGTCGATGCCACTCGGCTGCTACGCACCTACCTTCGCCGTGAAGGATGTTGCCGATGCTCTGGAGCGCGGCGCGCACACCCTCGAAGAGAAGCGGGCTGCAGTGACGGCATACGCCTTCAAGTCGTGGTCTCGCATCTGCGACCCGTGGCTGGACGACGTGCTCACGGTAACGTCCACGTAATCTGTGTAGGAGAGGTCAAGAGTCCCACGCGAAGCAAGCGTTGCTCGTCATCAAAGGCCGGTCCATCAAACACCTCCTTGCTCTCGGGATCGATCAAAAACACCATCTGCTTAATCAACACCTTCTGAAGCCGGCGCTTGCGGCGCTGGATATTCCGAAGGTACGTCAAATCCGTCTCCTCTGTCTTGATGTTCGGCTTGAACGCCAAGTCTTCTCCCGTCGACGCACTATCAAATCGCATACACGACAAGACCGGCTTTTCACGACTATGGAGTTTCCGATGGATTTCACAGTCGACGGCGGCCTGTTTCAGTAACAGTGTAATCCGCTTATTGGTGATATCCTTCTCAAACGAGGTCTCGTAGAGATACTCGTCGGTAGACATGAACGCCTCTGTCGGCTCTCCCTTGTACCGCTTGGTCGAGGTATCCGACCGGCGGATCGGAACCACGTTGGACGAGTTCTCTGTAGACTTGGCTTGGGTGTCCGTGAAGACACTCACGTAGAAACTGATGCGAACGGTCCGCTCCTCCATCGGGAGACTGGCGTGCGAGCAGATACGAATCGCACGACCAATGACCTGCTCGTGGCGTGCGGGGTTCCAATGAGGCTCCATGATGTGGACGTGACGCACGTTCGCCAAGTTGATGCCCGCCGCGCCACTCGAGGACGCCATGAGCATACACAGGAGCTTCTTGCCCCGCGACTCAACCGACGCCTTGAGGCTGGGCGGGAAGTCATCGGCAAACCGGCTATTGAAGATCTGGCGCATCAGATCGCGCTGGTCAACGTCCTCCTCGCCCGTGTAAAAGGCGTAGGCGGGCTTCTCAGCGTCCATGGTCTTGTCCTCGACCCACTGGTTGTTCTCCTTCACGATGCGATAGGGTTGCCATCCGTTCGCGTCCAGGACCGCACTGAACACACCCAGACCCTCCAGTTTACGATACTGAGAATAGACGAACTGGTTCTTCCACTCGGGACTCGACTTCAGGGTCTCGTTCACATTGGTCAACATCCGCAGGATCTTGGGACTGAACGTCTCCAGTGCCTTGGGAGACAGGAACCGTTCGGGATTCGCACGGAGTTTCTGCAGGACGCCCTCCTTGCCCGGCGCCTCGTCATCCTCTGTGACTTCCTCGTTCTCTCCCTTGATCATGTCAGGTGGAATCGCATAGTTGCACGCCAGGCGAGAGTTGACACGGAAGGTCTTCATCTCGGCGTCATTGGCCTGAGACGGGCTGATGCGACGTTTATCGCGCTTGATCTCCTCCCAACGAACCTGGAGGTAGCGGTTGAACATTTCTGATGACATGGGGACTTCCTCGAGCATCTTGTCGTCATCCACACGCTTCGGCAAGAGACGCTCATCGGCACCCTTGAAATACGAGACCAGACCCTGGATGCGCCGAGCAAAGAGGATGGGGTTTTTGATGTTGAGACCATCCTGGAAGAGATTGGCAAACTCGATGCCGTCAGAGGGGAGACATTCAAGGTTCTCTGTGGTCACACGGTCGATCGCCAGCTCGGACCCCGGGATCTCAACCTCAAACTTGTTCTTGAAACTCGTGACCCAGTCAGCAGCAATCTCCGTGAAGGGCAGGTCTTTCATGTACTGAACAGCTGTGCGCTCACCCGCCTCATTGTACACACTCCGGAAGTGAGGAGGATTGCGTGTCACCATCACGTGCTTCTTCAGGGCATTGAACTCGATCGTATCCACCTCCGGGACCCCCTGCAGAACAGACTTCATCTTCTCCTCATCCCACGCCGTGACCGCCTTCAGTGGAATGGTGATACGCTCGATCGGTCCACGCAAGAGGTTCATCAGGAAAGCAATTTCATGCGCGCGGTTAATGACGGGGGTTCCGGAGAGGGTCACGACCTTGCAGTTCTTGGCGAAGTAGATCTTGTCGTACAACTTCCGAGCCACGTCGGACATGTTGACGATACGCGAGATGAACTCGTGAACCTCGTCGACGATCACCACCGAGTTGTCATAGGGGTTGTCTCCCTCCGCCGGCGCGACCTTCTCGATGTTGGCTCCGCTGAGACCGTTGTAGCGAATGAAGGTGAACCGCTGATCAATGATATCCTCAATCTGCTTGCCGATGATGTCGCGGGCATCCTTGGGCAGGGTGTCGTAGTTGGGCGCCGCATTGGGGATGGTGACAAAGAACCGAGCCGTGCGATCAAGGAAGCCGTCGGAGATACCCAACTTCTTCGCCTCCGCCCGAGTGTCGTCGGACAGGGCACGCAATTCCCAGTGCTGCTCGTAAGCGTAGATAGGGTCCCCGCACTTCCGGAGCTCGCCGCGATAGTTGATTTCCAGGGACGCCGGGAGCATCACATAGATCCGACGATCAGAGACCAGGGACTCCGCCACGGCGATGGAGGAGCAGGTCTTTCCGGATCCGAGACCGTGGTAGACGAGCAGACCCCGATAGGGAGTCTCCGCCGAGAGGTACTCGCGCACAATCTTCTGATGAGGGAGGAGTTCGCGGGCATTGCCACGCTTCGTGCACAGGTCGACGTCCTTGTCATCGTCATCCACGTCTCGTCCCCGGTACTTGAGAAAGATACGTGTGATGTGGTCCGCGAACGCCTTACGATTCGGTAGAACGTAGGGTCTCGCCATTGTTTTTCGTAAGGATTAGATAATGGGAAAAAACCATCGTGTCACGATGGTGACGATCTATCTCTTTTTGCTGGCTGCCTTTCTCTACCTGAAACCCGCGATTGCGTTTGGTCGAGAGGGACGGATTCGTCCCTTTGGCACACAGGATCGTGAGGCGACAGTCTTCCCCCTGTGGTGGTGTATCTTCATGATCTCTGTCATCTCGTACGGGGCTACAGTGTATCTCTTCAATTTCAAGTTTTAGAGAGGATTCGTTTCAAAGGTCTGCATGATATCCCGTAGCTGGTCCAGCATATTCAGGCGCTCAATATGATGAGGGCGTATCAGAGCCTCCGCCTCCACGAAGGTCTTCCATCCCAGTCCAGAAATCTCACGTCGCTGCATTGGCGTAAATTTCTGTGTCAGATTGATCTGTGTATCCTTTTTGAGAAGCCCCACAAAGTACACGTGGCGATAGCGAACCCCGTTCAAGCCCGTGAAGGTCTCCTCCAAGACGATGTTTTTCAGAACGATGAAGGAGTCGCGAGGGACGTTGGTTTCCTCGGAGAACTCACGAAGGGCACAATCGATATCCGATTCACCGCGCATGCGTCGTCCCTTCGGGAAGCCCCACTCGGGTTCCGTGTACACTGAGAGATTGTTACGCATCAGAGAGACTCGGTCAAGCGAGTTGAACTTGTCCCGAGCCATATTGAAGTCGGAGGATGAGCGGTCATCGCCCCAGAGATACTTCCACAAGGACTCGAAGGTCTCACAGGCAATGAGGCTCTGCTCCTTGAGAGTCATGTTCTGGACGAGACTCGACACATAGGGAAGATTGCTTGCCTCGTATTTGCCCCGAATGAACTCAGCAAAGCTCATGCTGTCCTTTCGACGTATCATGAGGATATTGGTCGCTGCCGGGCTTGCCGGCAGGGTGGCACTATCCAAGAGAAAGATGCCACACGACAACACCGGGTCACGACACGTCCGAAATATGTGTCCCTTTTGACCGCAGTTGTTACAGTACATATTGGAAGGTACATGGCTACTTGGAGGCGTCGTTCGTTTTTCCATTGTCTTAGTCAGGCTCTTATCAAGAAAGTTCCTTCCTAAACATAAATGGGACTCTTCTCCTCAAAGTCGTCGACGGCGTCCTTGTCGTCGGACGCGTTGTCGGATGCAGCGTCTGTCGCACCTAAGTCGTCCTTCGGGTTCGGTGGGTATATTGCGGGACTCCTCGGGGCCCTCTTTCTTCTGTTCTTGGGATTCGCGTTCTACAACTACCTTCGTACAAGCCAGGGGAAGCCCGCCGTGACCTTGTCATCTCTCGTGAGCACAGGACCGGAGTCGTCGGGAGACAAGACACCGGCTCCCGTTGATGGAAAGACCCGCACTGTGATCTCGGCGGGAGACGCGCCTCTCAGTACGGGATCGGACTACGGGATTCAGTTTTGGATGTACATCAATGACTGGGATTATGGATTCGGCAAGGAGAAGCCCGTCCTCCAGCGGGTAGCCTCAGGTAACAACGCCGTGGTGAATCCCTTCATCTCTCTCCACCCATCGGACAACAGCCTCAATGTCCGTCTGAGTGTGTATCCATCGGACAACCGCGCCGGAGCGGCAACCCCGGGCGATGGTACAACGGGTGATTCCTACACCTGCACCGTCGAGAATGTGCCTCTGCAGTCGTGGTTCTCTGTTTCCGTGACGGTGTTCCAGCGGAATATGGATGTGTACATCAACGGACGCCTGGTCAAGTCGGTCGTTCTCCCGGGTGTTCCCAAGCCGGCGGTGGGAGATATCATTCTCAACGACAAGGGCGGCTTTTCGGGCTCCGTGTGCAACGTTCACAGCTACAATGGAATGCTGAGTCCCGCGGATGCCAAGTCGTTCTTCTCGGCGGGGACAGCCTGCCAGGCACCGGCGCCGACGACAGGCGCAGGGGCTCCCCCCTCGTCGGGTGCCTTTATCACCCTGTTCGGATACACCTTCCGCTTCTCGACGATCGACAAGGCAGGTAAGGAACTTTCTAGTTACACCATCTAAAATATCAACACCGTACAACACAATGAAAATCCTACTCAAGTGTCCCACACGGTCTAGACCAGAGAAGGTTCTGGCGACCATGACACGCTACATTCAGTACGCATCGCGACCCGAAGATCTTGGGGTTGCGATATCGTGTGATAGCGATGATATTCTGATGACCGAAACCTTCGCCCAATTGCGACTGGCGAATCTCTTGAGCAAGGTCTCGTGGCATCGGATCTTCTTCAGTAACAACCGTTCGAAGATCGAAGCCTGTAACGCCAACATGAATGAAATTGACTATCCATGGGACATTGTTGTTCTAGTATCTGATGACATGATTCCCCGGGTACAGGGATACGACGATGTGATTCGGCGTCATATGCGTTCGAGCTTTCCCGATACGAACGGGATTCTCTGGTTTAATGACGGATACCAGGGTGATGAGCTCAATACCCTGTGCATCTACGGTCGGGCGATGTATGAACGCCTAGGACACATCTACGAACCGTCCTACAAGAGCTTCTTTTGCGACACGGAACTGACCGATCTTTGTCGCACAACCTATCGAGACAAGACGCTGTACCTCCCGACCGTCATCATTCGCCACGAACACCCGGCAGCAGGGCACGGGCAAGTGGATGCTCTCTACGCCACGAATCAACAGTTCTTCTCCACAGACATGATGACTTACATTTCTCGAAAGACGTACGCCTATGATCTGTCGATTCTCATCCCGACCCTCGTGGAGCGTGACGGACAGCGAGAGAGACTCCTCGCCTCCATTCGTGAGAAGCTTGGACGTCTCGCCTCGACTCTCCGGGTGGAGTTCTGTATCGATCGGGACAATCGCCAGACATCTATCGGACTCAAGCGCCAGCGTCTGAAGAAGGGCGCCAAGGGTAAGTATATCGTCTTCATCGATGACGACGACGATATCACCGACGCATATGTCGAGGATGTTGTGGCTACCATACGCGGTGAGTTTCAGGTGATGCGCCTTGTCGGACAAATGGCAGAACATCGGTTCGTTCACAGCACAGAGTTCAATCTGAACACGATGATGTGCAGTGCCACCAATCCCCCCGTCTTCCAGCGTCCACCGAATCATCTGAATCCCATCCTGTCAGACCTTGCCAAATTCTTCTCATTCAAGGATGCGACGCGGGGCGAAGATCTGGACTGGACAATTCGCGTGTGCCGGTCGGGGTTCCTGCGAACGCAGTATGCCTCCGACATGTCTCGCGTGCACTACATCTACAATATCCCGGGTCGACGTGTCACTCAGGAAACGATCGACTTCCAGCGTAAGTCAACGCTTGAGATGATGCACCCACACTTGTTTACCGGAGTCTCGGACTCGCCTGCCAAGAAACCTGGAATACCCAGTCTTCGT